AAGCGCAACCAAAAGCAGAGCCTGAGCCTAAGCCAGCATCCAAAGGAAAAGACATTAAGGATTATGCTCTGGATGATGTGGCTGAGATCACCACTCCAGAAGCTGCTGATGGCTTGGTTGCATTCATGCTGCAAATGGCATCTGAATTTGCCGAAACGCCGGAGCAACTGAAAGAATTTTATCGAAAAAACAAAGCCACAATTGACACCATCGATAGCGATTGGCATGAGCAATATGAGAAATTGCGAGAGGGCTTCAGCACCTTGAAGAACAAATTATCAACAGAGGAGAAGTAAGAATGGAATTTCCTAAAACGAAGGGCGGCCTTTGGTCGCATGAGAAAACCAGTGAGAAACAGCCTGATGTAAAGGGCCACGTTGAAATCACACGCGATGTTCTACGGATGTTAGTCAACCAGGCGAAAGCTGGCGTTGGTGATATCAAGATTCAAATAGCGGGTTGGGACAGAACAGCGCAGAGCAACGGTCAGCGATACATATATCTCACAGGCGAAGCCTGGGTTGCAAAGGAGAATCAAGATGCTGTGGCAGCAGCGGCAGCAAGTGCTGGTAATGATGCACCACCGCCACCACCAGTTGATTCTGGTAAAGACCCTTGGGACTAAGATTTAGAATTGAGCCTACCAGCCATGTCATCTTCACTAAACTGTTGATGGCACTGGCTGGGCGGTTTCCTGACGAAATTCCAGCGATAAAGAACATGCTGCCTAAACTGAAAGAGAAAGGCGTTGAGTTATCCATTCAGCCTATTCGTGATGAAAGAACTGGTAGTCAGGAGCGTTATTATCGTAAATGGGCGAGGGATTTTGCTCAGTTTACAGGCAATACGCCCGATGAAATCCATGAAATCATGCTCATCAAGGCGTTTGGTAGCCACCAGGTCGAGACTAAATTTGGCATGATGAATCGTCCTGTTCAGAGATCAGCAGACCAGAGCAAGAATAGTTACAGTAATCTGATTGAAACATTAATCCGTGAATCAGCCGAGCTGGGGTTCATCATTCCTCCGCCACAGCAACCCAATAAAGAATAAAAAAAAAGGAGCAGCCCGAACGGGTATGCTCCTGTGAGTTTGCTGAATAATTACTTCAGGATAATTTCTTAATAATCGCTCTGGATTTTATCTTGAGTGATTCTCGAAATTTCAAGTCGCTTTTTTCGATTCGCTCTACGGTTTCATTAATGAGAAAGGTTAAATGCTCCAGCCTGGCATCACAGACATCCAAGATTGCTCCAGCCTTCTGCAATCGCTCAAGGATTTCCCTTGTGTCCATTCGCGGCTCATTTTGCAAGCGTTCCTCCTGTTCAAGATGATACGACCATGCCTCGGAATCGTCTTCATCAATGACGTTAATTCTATTGTCACCCATCGTCGCACTCTCCGTATGTAAGATCGTAGGTTGCAGCGATCCCGATCAAGGCTAGTCGCTCGTTATGGCCTCGGAAGCGGTCAGTATTTACAATCAAATGTTGTCTGTTGTCCCTGATTTCTAGGTAAACGTCAATCCTTCTACCGTTCGACCATTCCAAATAATGAAATCCCTCCTCCTGTACAGTCTGTGATGCGCTGACTGATTGCCCAGTGCATCGAGTGATATCGGCCACCAGCCAAGGGTTCCATAGAGAATTATTTACCAGTCTTTCTACTTTTATCGAAGGCTTAATTTCTGTAACGTTGTTCATTTTCAGTTCCTCGCTGTTGATTTACATTGTATTTCGGGTTTGAATGGCGGCCAGCCATACTCACCCCTTGTTTCTTCAAAAGTAGAGACCATCGAGCAATAGCGTTCTGCTGCGATCTTCTCGTCGTCATAAGCGCTGCTGCCAGACCAGATAAAACCGGCAATCACAAAAAATGCTATCCAGAGCTTCTGTAATAGACTCACAGCGTCACCTTCCTGCCTTGAACCTGGGCCACAATATCGCCATTGATTCCCCGCAGAATATAATTCCCTGAGCTATCAGAACCGCTTGATTCTCGGCAGATATATTCTCGATTCGAGGCTGATTGCCCCAGATTATCTTGCAGATGGCAAGCGAATCGGTAAAACGCTATATCAAAATTTAGATGTTTCATGTCAGTTTCCTCGCTGATTGATGATGTTTTATATTACTATTGTTGAATTTATGGTGCAACAGTTTTATTTCCAATCTCCGTCAATTAATTCCCAGGTCATTGTAGGAATGTCATTCTCTAATTTTGTTAAAACGATTCCCGTCTCGCCAGTTTCAAAAAGAGACTCAGAGTATTGTTGTGCCTCGCTTTCTTCTTCAAAGAAGTCCAGCCCGAAAGCTGGGATGTTGGAATCGTCCCAACCTACTTGCCAGTAAATTTCAGCATCGGCTTCTAATGCAGTGAGTTTCATTGTGTTCTACCCTCCTTGAGCGCCTTGAGAATGGCATTGATGCGTCGTTTATTTCCAAAAATTCCTGACTGACAGCGTGGGTTTTCTTTGAAAAACCTTACTTCCCTAGCACTTCTGCCAGAAAAAATCTCAGCAATGCCTAATTCTTTGCGTCGCTCTCTATCTTTAGGAAGAATTGACTTGATGTAATTGTTAGTACCCTCTGCAAATTCTGCTTTCTTTGCGGCAAAATTATTACTTTTCAGAATACGCAAAACGCGTTCTTCTGATGTCGATATGTCTAGGTTTTTACCGTTAAATTTAATGGTTTTCATGGTTTTTTTCCTTTTTCTTGTTAAAAATTATCTCTGCGAGTCTGGCTTGCGCGATTATGTCTCTAACAATTTCTCTGTCCATCGAATCACCACTAAAATGCGATTTTATGGGGAGTCTTTGAATGAGTATCACGGCCAACATTATTTCAGGCGTTGTTGCTCCATTGGGCGGAAAAAACTCCTCTGCGTAAATTCCATCCTTGCCATAAAATTGATTCACGTGATCGACAAAATCGCTGATCTTCTGATCGCTTTGAATTTCATTAAAAATATATTCTTCTAGCCCGTCAATGCTGGTTTCTATTTTATTGTTCATGATTGCACCTCGTCGTTGCGTCTATATTCTATGTTTGACTCTGTCACTTCTAAGAAATTAGCAATCCAGTACGGCACATAATCCCAATCATAGGTGTCGTGCATGTCCTTGTTTTCCTCCCAATCTCTCAGAATGTGAGGGATAAATTCCACCATTTTGCAGCGCAATTGTGCTGCTCCGTGGGCGCTTTGGTAAGGTTCAAATCTCGGCAAGTCATTTAATACTGCTTCCCACAATATCATTGCATCCTCATAGACATAACTCGGCTCGCAGTAGTCATCGGGATTGGCTATCTTGTTATTCATGCTCCTATACTCCCGCGCATAATATTGCGCTCATTAGTGGTCAAACATTCCTCGTGGACTCGATAAGCGCCATCGCTAAATTCACAAGATCCCTCTGCTACGTCATAAGGAGTGATATCTTCGTCCATATCTATACTTTTGCCGCATCTGTCACAATCTGTTGCCATGCAATCAGCGCAGGCGTAGCCGTCCCTGTACTCCTCTTTTCCATTTTCCAATTCGTGATAGGTATCGGCTGGAATCCGATTTACAAACCGGCCTGATCCAAATTCGGTCGGATGATCGCAAAATACGCATGGCTGCGGTGATTCCATATATTGAATAGTTTTCATGCTCTTATGCTCCCGCATTCGCTGGCTTTTCGTGCGTATTCTGAAAGCGTGTGCTCAGGCTCCCAATTTAGGTCGCGCTCTATCTTCAGGCCCATAGGCAATCTAATTTGCAACAATTCAGCAAGTGACACATAGCCTAACTCTGGGCTGCCCATTCCCAAATCGCAAAGCCCGAAAAACACCTGATTATCAGCGTCATATTCAGATAGCAACCATGTGGCCGCGCCGCAAGGATTGAACAATTTTAGATACGGCTTGTTGTCCTCGCAATCTGGAACTGCTGCCGTTAGTTTCTTTTCAATTGATTTTGTTAATAATTTCATTGGTCTTGTCCTTCGATTAGTTTCATTGACCATGCAACGCCGTACTGATTAGCTCCGGCCTCAAGCATCGCTTGTGATATGATGTAGCGCGCGGTTTTTTCCTTAAAATTGGATAGAAAGGACATATATTTTCCATAATTTCCTTTTGTTGTTTTTGTGCCGCATTCAATCTTTTGAACGTGTCGCTGTATGTCGGAATCTTTCGCCATCAAGGCGATTGCTTTACTTATTTTTTCTTGATTAGTCATGGTCTTATTCCTCGATGATAGTTATGCCGCTACTCGAACGGATTTGAAATTGGACAACCTGGAGCCGTGCACAGTGATCGCAATATTCTGTTTGATCCCATTGCATAGCCCACAATCTAGGCAGCTGATACCTTGAGAATCGGACAGGCATTCGATCTCGCCATTCATCAGCGCGTCACCTTCTAAGGCTACGCGGAATGTTTTAGCGCCCATTTTCTGGAATTTTATTGCCTGCTTGGGCGTATCCGCCGACACTTGGCACAGCGTCAAAAATCGCTTGTCAAAGAATTTACGGGCGGCTTGGTGCGTGTATCCTGTATGGCCTAGAGAAATATTGGTCATTCGTTCCGCTATCTCGTAAGGCATTGCGGCAGGATCGCCATAAGCGCCCAACCTAACCTTGCGACCCAGAAAAAAGGAATCATGTTGGCCGCTAATGAATGCGGGGTAGTTTCCCTTTTTGTAGGATCGGTACACTTGCGCGGGTGCTTGCCCAATGTTGACGTAGCAAGCGCCGCCAGTGTTCTGTCGGTGCGGGCAATTGCCGCATATCGAAACATCCGCCCGTTGCTTGCTGGCATCTAGCGGCGACAGATCGGCCCGCAATATCCAAGTCTGCACCATATCGCCCGTTTTTCTATTACTTGACTTGAGCGTAGCAATGACCACAATTGGCGCGCCGTCAATGGCGCTTGGGCCGTCGTACATCACAAAGCCGCCGGGCGCTTTACCTTGCGCTGGTTTTTTCTTGTTCGTTGTTAAATATTGCATTTCAGTTCCTCGCTGATTGCTTTTGTTGTTCTATTCGGTGATTGGTGTGATAAATCTAGCCAGCACAGGTATTACAGCCAGCCCAATCAAGCACCCAATGCCCGTACCGATTGCCAATGCCAGGTTTCCGGCCATCAGACCGCCCGCGAAATCACTCAAGGTGTTACCCAAGCCAGCGCCAACGATAGGCATTAGCGCGCCTAGCTGGAACCTTTTGGGTAGATACTTCTCCACCTCATACCCAGTGAACGCGCCGAAGATCATAACGGCGTTATCTGTGATGCCGAATATAATAAAGTCGATCATGATTTGGCCCTCCTCTCAAACATCTCGTTTAGTTCTTCGTCGCTGTATTTTCCATCACAAGAAAGGCAAAGATAGTGATCACATTGGTCAGTCAATTGTCTTTCGTCCACTTCTTGATTGCATAGGTCACAATTACTCATACTCTCACCTCAGATGAAGCCTTAGACATTATTACAAAAAACCCCATTACAGGAATGAGTGCAAAGGCGGGGAATAACGCATAATCTAGATATTGATCGGTGGTGATCACTTCAACGCTTGCCATAAGCATTCCTATAATGATGGCGGACCATTGAATCATGCCTATTGTCAATCCAACTATAGTGAATATGCTTGTTTTGTTTCGTCTGCTACGTCTGCTTCGTTTCATTTTGTTTTCCCTTGTGAATCCCTAATAGGGTCGCTTAGTCTCGTTCAAATCCTGAGCATGTAGGAATAGTATAACAGTATTACAAATGTTGCAATTACTATTTACGATATATATCTGCACGATTGTCGATGCCTATATACAAGGAGTCGGAAAAAATACGGATATACGTACCCCCTACCCCCCCTATACAGTAGGCGTGCCCTGCTCTTGTATATATATAGGGTTCCCCTCAAATAATTCGTTAATTTCTCATTTAGTACCGACATCTGTACAATCGTTATTTATTCTCAACCCCTTTTTTCTCAGAAAAGGCCTGGTATTCTCAGGCAAAAAAATTTTCTGCAAAAAATTTGCTTTTTTTTTCCTTTAGCATTACTGTGCGTATAATCCCTATAGGAATACAACTAGATAGGACTGTACTAGCATAGGACTGTACTAGGATAGAACTGTACTAGTTTTTTATAAGTTATATACTTACTAGAACAGTCCTAGTAGTAAATGGTAAAGATTATTTTATAAGTTCCTACGGCAGAATGGCGCTATGTCAGGAGCATGAAGGCGATCAGTGATGGAAAGACTTGCTAGGTCTGGTCCTGGTCAATAGCCTAAGAAACTGACACTCAGTTTTATGACTTTCTCTGGGAGTCATTCTGCCGTTTTTTCCCTGAATTGATTCTTTCTGTTATATTCCTCCATCAGTTTTATTGAATGTGGATACACGTGGCTACAGAAAAACAGAAAAGATTTGCCAAGCTCATTGCCAATGGCTGTGATAAAGAGGGAAAGCCCATCAATGCCACGGATGCTTATGTCGAGGCTGGCTACAAAGCACTTAACCCCAGGAACGCTCAAGGAGTAGAGGCTTGCAGGCTGATTGCCAACGATACGGTTTCCGGTCTTATTGAGGAAGAAAGGGCTGTCATCAGGAAATTTGAAAAGAAAGTACAAAAAAAGCAGGAAATACTGACGTTAAGCGATACCCAACGGGTTCTTGATAAGCTAAGAACGTGGATAGACGGTGATATTGAGGCCAGTACCAGTCAGCTCCGCAGTGCTGAATTGCTTGCTCGCGTTAGTGGAATGCTCCGCACTGACATCTCAATCGAGAATAAAGAACGATCTTCTTCAGAAATAGAAGACTTATTGAATTCTAAGCTGGCTGCTTTGTCGGTTATCGTGGAAGATGAGGTCGAATCCGTTACTGCTGAGGATGAGGAAAGTTCAATTAAAACGTACAAAGATTCAATGCATTAAGGTTTATGGGAACAATTAATGTTAAGTTGGCTAACTGATGTATCAATACAAAGCTAAAATTACTCGAATCATTGATGGGGACACGGTTGATTGTGATATCGACTTAGGCTTTAAGGTTATCTTAGCCAAGCAACGTATTCGGCTTTTTGGCATTGATACCCCTGAATCCCGTACCAGGGATAAGGTTGAGAAGAAATACGGACTCCTAGCCAAGAAATATCTTGTCAATTTCATTGAAGCCGAGGATTACCAAATTACTTTGGAAACCGCCAAAGGCAGTGGCAGAGGGAAGTTTGGTCGTATTCTAGGCAAAATCCTCAACAAAGACGGGCAATGTGCCAATGAAATGATGTGTGATATAGGCCATGCAATGCCTTATTTTGGTCAGTCCAAGGACGATATCGCCGCAGGTCACATCAAAAATCGAGTAAAGATAGATAAGTTGATTGAATAAATAGGCAGGTAAATGCTAGAAGGAATTGACTTAAAAACTCTGAGCCACGTTAAAAGACTTCCTGTTGAAGACCAAAAAGAAGTTTTAGAATTATTAGAAGACTTAGAGGAAGCCAAGAAAAAAGAGATTGCCAGAGACAGCTTTATTGGGTTCGTGAAGTATGTTTGGCCTATCTTTATTGAAGGCAGGCATCATAAGGTAATTGCTGAGGCCTTTGAGCGTGTCATTAAGGGCGATCTCAAACGCTTGATTATCAATATGCCACCCAGACACACCAAGAGTGAGTTTGCCTCTTACCTATTACCCGCTTGGTTTCTAGGACAAAACCCTGAAAAGAAGATCATTCAGACATCACACACAGCGGAACTGTCTGTAGGCTTTGGCCGCAAGGTCAGGAATCTGGTTGATTCTGAAGATTTTAAGGAAATTTTCCCTGCTTTAGCACTCAGAGCAGATTCCAAGGCAGCGGGACGCTGGAGTACCAATCAGGGCGGGGAATACTTCGCTATCGGTGTTGGCGGTGCGGTCACGGGTAAAGGTGCTGATTTACTGATTATTGACGATCCCCACTCCGAGCAGGATGGGCAAAGTCTTGATGCGGCTGTGTTTGATAAAACCTATGAATGGTATACCTCCGGCCCACGACAGAGACTCCAGCCAGGGGGTGCAATCATTATCGTTATGACCCGATGGCACAAACGGGACTTGACCGGAAAGATTATTAAAGCATCCTCGCAAAGAGAGGGAGTTGATGAGTGGGAAGTTATTGAATTCCCTGCCTTGCTGCCTTCGGGTAACTCGCTTTGGCCTGGGTTCTGGAGTCAAAAAGAACTGCTTGCACTTAAAAATGAACTGCCTGCCCCTAAGTGGGAGGCTCAGTATCAGCAAAGTCCTACCTCTGAGGGAGGCGCTTTAGTGAAGCGTGAGTGGTGGAAACGCTGGGAGCGTGATGATCCGCCGAGTTGTGAGTTTATTATTCAGTCTTGGGATACGGCTTTTCTTAAAACCAGAAGGGCTGATTTCTCTGCCTGTACCACTTGGGGTGTTTTCTACCAGCCAGATGAAGATGGCACTACAAGAGCCAATAT